ATTTATTTAAGATTACAATTACAAATTTTTATTTTTTACTAATTACAATAATAGCATCTCCTACTGGGTGATTAACCGCCCACATACTAAATCCGTGCTTACTGGTATAGTAATATGCTCCATCTGCGTTTCGGTCAGCACAGAGAGGTGTTCTATAAGGCACTAATGTGTTCGCAATGTTCTTATAATCAGGTGAGGCATCAGTATGAATAAGCACATACAATATTTTTGCTCCTTTTGGTAGAGGAGTTGGTAGGTTGCTTTTTAGTTTTTCTTCGTCGCAATAGTGTAAGCAGTCCCAATAATTACTGGGAAACATTAAACTGCCTGTCTTGTTCTTGTATTGTTTGTTGAATTCGGTTTTGGAAATTACTTGGATAGTTGTCATTTTCTCCTATACAATTTATATGGCGATTTCTTTAAGTAGTTTATTTAATAGATTATCTTATACAATTTATTAAACAATTATAATGAATATTTGTATTTCAATTTTCTGTAATTTTTTAAATCAATTTTTTTTATTTTCCATATAAAATTCTAATCACTTAAAATTTTTTGATTACATACAAAGTTTTGAAAGTTTTGAGACCCTGCCGTGTCCTTCTGCTCCTGCTGTCATACTCATACGTCTAATACCATCTTTGCCTATAAGATGTTTCATAGCAGATGAAGGCATATTACCCATCTTACCACCTACTAATCTTTTGATTAGGGAAGATTGGATTGGGTTTTCACTTTGCTTTTCACTTGCGTCTAATACAAGTTGTTTTGTTAGAAGACCAGTGAAGATAGATGATGAACCCATACTGGTGACGAACATACCACTATTAGCAGTGACAACCAAAATTTCAGGAGTGACAGTTTCACCAAGATTGTTAGTAACAGTGATGTTAAATTGGAAGTTGAATTGACCGATGGATGAGTTGGAAAGCATATTTGATAAGGAAAGATTTAGAGCAGGTGATAAGACAAGCATAGAACCAGTTGTTCCAATAACCGAACCAACACCAGTAGCATTATCAGCGTTAGATGCTAAACCTTGAAATTCTAACCAAGATTGAGTAGAGTGATTAGCAACAGACATTTTCCACAAATCGTATGGTGTAGCAGATGCTAAAATACCTGATACGTTATTCAAATTAATAGTAATACTATTGATAGTTAAGAATGAAGCACTATTTTTAATAGTTTGACCCGACATTTGAGGTCTAACAACAATAAAGAAATAATCAGGAAGTTGATTAAGTTGAATGTTTTGAGATGTAAGAGTAGCAGAAGAACCTGCTAATATTGATGAAGTTTGAGTTTGTGATGAGATATAACGTGGATAGTCAATATAAGGTGTTACTACTCTTGAAGGAATTAGTTGAGTTGGTTGAGTTGATAAAAAGTTCATTAATAGTTGTGGGTTTGTGAATAGACCAGCATTAGTAGCATTTGTAGTATCACCAGCAGAAATGGTGTAAGTGTATGAAGCACCTACGTTAGAACCCGCCATAGTAGAGAATACACGTTTTAGTTGTCCGTCAATATTCATTACAAGGTTAATAGTGTTAATACCTGCTAAACCACTTTGGTTGAAATCAGGTTGCCCGAAAATGAATGGGGAACAGAAGATTGGTTCTGTGACATTAATAGCAAGAACAATAGTCCAACTATCAGCAACGTTAGTAGAAATTAAAGAACTATCAGTTCCACCAGCAGTAATGGTGTGAGTAATAACAGCAGATTTAAGAGGAAAAGAACCACGAGGCACTTGGTCTATATCGTATGAAGAAGTGTTATATGAAGCAAGAGGATTGTTATTTGCTAAATAACCTGAACTATATTGGGCGTATTGACTATCAGGGAAAGATGGGGTCATTCCTGAATATCTTAAAAGTTCTCTTGAATTATTCATTCTTAACAAAACATCAAGAATATCTTGGGTGTTTGTTGAAACGTTAGAATTGTTAATAGTAGCAGTTGTAGTAAGGAATGACTTACTCATAGGAAATGCTTGGAAACTATCTGTTTGTCCGTAGTTGAATGCTTGTTCTCCTACTGGAACATTAGTAATACCAAGAGTAATTGTCATTACAGCATTTAAAAGAACTTCTCTGTTAATAATTACACTTTCACTTGGAATTTGAACGTTGAAAGTAAGATTTGAATTGCTGTTTGAGACAGCAGTAAATTGTTGAAAAGTGTTACTTGAAGCACCTTGATAAACGGCGAAGGCAAGGTCATCGGTGATTTGTGAGATTTTGCTGTCAGTCACCAAAGCAGTATGAAATAACGGGGCGTCCATCTTATATAAATTAGCAATATATTTTTTTTTATAAATACTATACTATTTATAAAAAACTTGCCTAAACAATTCTATACGTCTGCCTCCTAAACTATTGATTGCCGTTACTTGCCTCACTTGACTTTTTTGTAAATAGGAGTTTCATACTACAAGAATTACCCGTTGCTAAACGGAATGGAACAAAACTACCCAGTTTAGTTTTCCAAAAAACTTGAATATTAATGTTTGTTAAAGGTGTATTCCCGAACATATCAATTAATCGGTATTGAGCGTCAGGAGAATAGATAAGAGTAGGTTTATAAACAAGGTCAGCAGAGGCAATATCAGTAATTACCTGTGCGAAATTGGCGTTGTTTCCTGCCTCGCTTAAATTAGTTAAAACCCCATTATAAAATGCTTGTGCGGGTGATAATCTATTTGGAACAATTGGAAACGTAGCAGATGTGAAAACAATACTGCTTACTGGCGTCCATAGTGGTGTGGTGTCCCATTCTTGATTTATTTGAACGCAAGTTATTTGAGGTGTTGTTGTAATTGGTAATGGAATTGTATTTAGACCATTAAGATTAAGAGATGGTATTATTGCGTAATTCATACCATTTGTTACTCCTACACTTCCAAAATAAGTAGCAGGAAAACTGCTAAATAATGTGAATAAAGGTTGATTGAAATAGAGGGTATATAGTGGTTTTGTTGCGGGAGGAGTAATAGTATTAAAGTTTGCTTCGTCTAAATATAAAGAGGCACTATTGGTTGATGTATTCCAACCTAAAAACGCAATCATAGTAGTAGGAGGTGGTGTTGTTAAATCATTTATAGCAAGTTTTATTGCGTTATTGACTAAATTAACAAACCATTCAAAATTATAACAGAAATACCATTCACTTGCTTGTTGAAAAGGAGATGATAATGATATTGGTGGAGGTTCAGCAACATCAACGTTATTAATTTGAGGCAACCAATCTATATATCTTTGATATTCTTCTCCTGTTGTAGTATCTACAAGTGTTATAGAGTAAATACTGCGAGAATTATTATACCAAGATGATGGAATAGGTTGTGGTAATGCTGGATAATAATTGTTATACGTTGCGGTCTGTTCTGCGTAGTTCTGTATAAGTGGTAAGATAATAGGTAAAGATGTTGTATCTAATTGAAATCTTACAATTGATAAATAGTAGTCGCCAGTATTATCAATAATAGCATTCTGTCTTTGTTCGTTAAATATTAGAAAAGGAGAATTAGCAGGATTAGTATCTCCGTTATTAACGTTTGTTAATGTTAAATCGTAATATACTTTTAACGGGTTGTTGTCCTTTTTGCGTATATCCAGTTGAGACATCTTATATATATAATACACAAATATTTTTTATCAATTATTATTTCTAAATCTAAATTTCCTTTTAGAGAGACCTTTTTAGTATGACAGTAAATAGGTCTTTCTTGATTTCTACTTGTAAATATCTAAATATATCTCAATTTCAATTATAGATTTCTACATTTTGATATATTTTTGATTTCTAATAGTAATAATTTTAAAATTATTACTTGTATATATCTATTTCTGCTATATATGTAGAAATCTAATATGAATAATTAGATTATTAATTGTAAAAATCTAATTATTGCTTTGTATTTTGGGTTTTGTTTCAAGAAGATAGAGAGACCTTTCTACTAATATACCTAAAAGGTAGGATTAAATATTAAAAGTAATATATGCTGGTGTAGTTATTGCTGTTGCTGTAAGAGGTGTTGCGTAAAATGTTAATGAACTTGGTTGGACGACGCCTGATGTAGGAGCAGCGGGAGTTGAAGCATTGAATTCATGTATGA